AAATTTGCTACAGGTGGCTATACTGGAGATGGTGGTAAAGATGAGATAGCTGGTTTAGTACATAAAGGTGAATATGTTATTAATCAAGATCAAACTAAAAAATATAAGCCGTTATTAGAAAAAATCAATAATGGAGAACCATTGTTAGACACAATTAATGATAAAGGTGCTGCTTTAGATAAACAGATATTAAATGCTAGTCAAAACGAAAATAAAACTTCTAATATTGATATAGCTAACAATTTAGCTACTTTAATTGATAAAATATCTAATACTTTATCAACCTCAATATCATCTTATAAACCAGACACTACTCTACTCCCAGAAAATAGTATTAGACCATCAACAACAGAATTAGAAACTGAATTAATGACTGGTACTAAAACTCAACCTTCAACTTCTAATACAAATATAACTGTTGATATGTCACAAGTTACAGCAGCTGTAGATGCATTAACAGAATCTATACGTAAGAGCTCAGGAACAGAAATGGTATTTACTATAGATGGTACAAAAATTGCAAAAGTAACCGCACCTATCTTACCAAATGAGTTTACTAAAACATCGGTAGCAACCTAATCTTTACAATATTTATAATAAACCTTTAAAACAATAATAACATGGACGGAATTGTATCTAGACTTCAAAAAGGAGGATCATTATTAAGCGATTTTGATGGTAACACACCACCTAAAGTAGCAGACATTGATCCAACTGTATCAGTAAATTCAACATTATTATCTAATTATCGTGGTGTTACACCTCCTAAGTATATAGATAATCCCCCACAGTAATTAAATGGGTTTAGTTAATCTAAAAACTGATCTAAAATCGTTAAAGTATGGGAGAGACAGAAAAGGTGGAGGTTCAAGTAATCAACCTTATATCACTACTCCCATACCTGACGGTTTAACTGCTAATGGTCCTGACTTTTTATTAAGACAAGGAGCATTACAAGCCTCTCTGACTGACTCTGAAAGGCTATTCAAATGGTTTTCAGACCCACTATCAGTAAATGGATTACTATTTACAGCTAAACAAATAGCTTTAGAAAGGCAAAATCCTAAAATGATTGGTATTAATAGGATTTATTTGCCTACTAATACTATATCACAAGTTGGATTAAATGCTACTGGTTTTCATTTAAATAAACAAGGTTTAGATCCTTTTGAATTAGGATACGCTCAAGGAGGAAAAAGAGGATATTATTTTTCTACTCTTAATCAAACTTTATCTGGTAATGAGATTGAAAATAGATTAACTATAGCTTATACTGCTAAAATAGCTAATCAAGACCTAGGTTCCTTAACTATTAATCCATTTGGTATCACAGGTCCTAATGATACAAATAATTTATTGAGATATGATGGTGGTCCTAATGCTATATTAGGATTAGGTGAAACAAGAATTAAATTAGCAGGTGGGGGTATTAATAATAATCCTAATGTACCTAGAGATAGAACTAATACTTATAAATTAATTAGTGATATAATTGGAAATCCTAATCAAATCTATACTTTTAATACTAATTTACTAGCTCGTCAATCTCCATTTATTAAAAGAAAATCAACATCTTTTTCATTAAATGGTATAACAGATTATAGAAAAACAATAAATGATTTTTTATTAAGAGATGTTTTACCTAAAACTGATTATTCTCAATTTAACAGAGAAACAACATATAAAACATCAGCTACAGTATACTCTATTTTACCTGTAAACCTATCAGATCCTAATGGTTATGTATCTGTAGATAAAATTAATGCTTCCCCATCTACAACTCTTGATGCAGCTCAAGACCCACAAACAGATTTATTCAACTCAGATTTAATTAAATTTTTCTTTGAAGTTATTAATCCTAATGTTGTTGATGAAGATAATAATATAAATTCTGAATTTTTATTTTTTAGAGCTTATCTTACTAGTATTGGTGATGGATTTAAAGCAGAATGGCAACCTTATAAGTATGTAGGTAGAGCTGAAAACTTTTACAAATACACTGGATTCTCTAGGGATGTTTCATTATCATTTATAATATACGCCCATTCTAGAGCTGAGATGATACCACTATATGAAAAATTAAATAAATTAGTAGGCACAACCGCCCCAACCTATGGAGGTAATGGTTATATGCTTGGTAATTTTATTAGATTAACAGTTGGTACTTATTTTAATGGTGTACCTGGTATTATTAATAATATTAATTTAAAACCTTCATTTGAAGCAGGTTGGGATATTAATAGAGATGATATAGGAAATCCGCTTCAATCAACAGATATAAGTAATGTAGGACAAATCCCACGTATGATAGAAGTAGATATGACATTTACTCCAATTCATGATTTTGTACCTCAATACCCATATATAACTGAAGAGAACCAAAAAGCAAATGTGAAATTCATTAATAACACACCAAAACCTAAAACAAATTCAGCCCAATCTCCCTCATCTACTACTGACACTGTAAACACCCCAGCTGCAACTGAATCAACCCAACAACCATTTGAGTTATATACTAATAATTTTGTAAATTTAGGCTCATCACCACCAGAACCTCCTGTAGTTACTGGGGATTTATTTTCTGGGGCAATAGAAGTAGGAGGATAATAATATGAATCGCTATCAAAATATAAAAGTTATAAAAAATTCTCAAGGCGCAAGTTATTATCGAGATAATAAGTACCCTGAAATTCCTCTGTCTGTTAATGATATTTATATTGTGGCTTCCGAGGGTGATAGATTTGATATGTTAGCAAATCAATATTATGGTGATATCTCATTATGGTGGATGATATCAATTGCTAATCCTGATTTACCACAGGACTCACTCTATATACCGTTAGAAACTCAAATACGAATCCCTTATAACCCATCAAGTGTGATGACTAGTTATAAAAATTTAAATACATAGTTATGGCTATTTTAGGTGAAAGTTTTAAACCGTATGTTAGAAATCAAATTAACATACGTCAAGATAAATTATCTTTAAGAGATAGAGATGATGAAATTTTAAAATACATTACTTCAAAAACATCATTTTTAAGATTAACTTCTGGTATAGATATCTCACCAGAGGTAGCTCAAAATTTAGGTGTAATTAATCTTAACGGTAGTGAATTAGCTAAAAAATATATCTTATTTTCTTCTAAATTTAATAAAAATCTTACTTCAAATTTAGGATACTCTCCAGAAGGATTTGGAAATAACTTTGATGTTTCTTATGGATTTAATTCAGATCCTAATTATGGATTAGTTCCACCACCCGGTTTGTTATCTGCTACTATTAATACTTTAAATCGAGGTACTATACGAGAGGCTACTATTAATCTAGTATGTCATAATCTTTACCAATTTAAAATAATAAACATTTTATTTTTAAAATTAAAATACTCTTTATTATTAGAATGGGGCCATACTTTATATTTCAATAATGATAATAGGTTAGTGACATCTATAGAAATCCCTGATTTATCAGGTGATTTTATAAAAGGTATATCTTCTGACCAGATTTTAAATAAAATAGAAGAACAAAGAGATGAATCATGTGGAAACTATGATGCTTTTTTTGGTGTAGTTAAAAATTTTGATTGGGAATTAACAGAAAATGGCTCTTATAATGTGACTATTAAAGCTATATCTCAAGGTAGTGTTATTGAATCATTAAAAGTTAACACTAATCTAACACCTAATTCTACAGCACCTACTAATACAACAGATGAGAATCTATATAAAAAATCAACTTTACATTATATATTAGGATGGATTGTAAAAAAACTTAATGATTCTGGAACACTTAATGGTTATAAAGAAACAGCAGATTCTAATGCTTTAGATACTGATACTTTAGCTTCTATCACTGGAGTTCAATCTGGTTGGAAGGATCCTAATGATAATCAAGTAACTAATACTAGTAATAATATTTTAACATATAGAGAGGGTATAAAAGTAGATTTTCCTAACCTACAAGTCAACACAACAAACAATCAAGGCCAACCTCAATATTATATAAAACTAGGAACATTACTTCGTATAGTTGAATCTTTTGTGCTACACTATGATTTAAGTAAAAAAACAGAAAATGGGTCTCACCCATCTATATTTTATTTAGATCATGATTTTTATACTAATGAATGTGCAACTATCCCTAGACATATTTCAGTTGACCCATTAACATGTATTATACCTTTTGATTTTGCTAATTCTTCTGAACTTAATAAAACTGTCTATAGTACTTTTAACTCAAGCATAGTTAATTATACATTTGTAACAGATGCAAATGGAAATATAATATCTGAGTCCTCAACCCCCGGTGTTACAGAAACTGATGTATATAACAACCCTAACCAAGCTATACTAGATATTCTGCAGGGTAGTCAAGTAGTGACAGGTACTAATGTAACTTTTTCAAATGGAACTGTTGGTGCTTTAACATTAGTTACTCCAAATCAATCAACCCTCCAGGACACTATAGTATTAATACAACAAAACGCTTCTTCTCTTAAATCATCAACTATAAATGTCACAACACAAACAATTACTAAAACAACAAAGTATTCTGTTAATAATGAGACACAAACTGGAGTTTTAGAAAATGTTGAAGATAGTTTTAGAACAGGACTTGATACTCCAAATATTGGTTTAACAATGCATATCTATGTTAATATCAATAAGATTATTGAAGCTTTAGATAGAAATATAGATGATGATGGTAATGTTAGTGTACATAGTTTTTTAACAGCATTATTAAGTGATATAAAATATGCTTTAGGATCTATAAACAAATTTGATTTAAATTATGATTCTATAACAAATAAATTTTCTGTAATTGACTCAGCTGTTATTCCTATAAAATATCAAAGCTTAAATAAAGATACTGTAGCTAGATTTAATATTAATCTATTAAAAGATTCTAATAATGGAGGTGGTAGTTTTGTTACTAATTTTAGTTTAAAAAGTGAAGTATTTTCTAAAGTAGCTAATGCTATAGCTATAGGAGCTCAAAACAATGGTAATGCTATGATAGCTAATTCAACTCCTCTTAGTAATTTTAACACCGGCTTAACAGATAGAATAATAACTGAAAAGCAAAACCCTAATGTTAGTGGATCTAAAACAGATCAAGGCTTCGATCAATTCAACTCAGCATATTCAGCTTATGAAGATTTTAAAAATAAATTAGTTTCTAGAGAAGGAGGTATTAGTGCTTCTGATATAGATTTATATAGATCATTTTTAACAGATCTATTTAACTATGATTTAGGTGCTTATACTAATAATGGTCACATCCCAGGTACTGGTTTTATTCCATTGAATCTTCAATTAACAATGGATGGTTTAAGTGGTATTATACAATACCAATCATTTAATGTTGATGAAACTTCATTACCTGATGAATACAAAGATAAATTAGGATTTATAACTACAACTGTTACTCATAAAATTGATACTACAGGATGGGAAACAACAATTGGTTCTTTAGCTGTGCCTAAACTAAATAAAGAAAAAACTGATATTGTAACAGCTCCACCTCCTGAAGTAAAAAAAGAAAATAATAAAACTGTTGACATATCAAATACTCCATCAGCAGCAGAAGGAGGAGCATATAAAATTAATAATCAACGTGCTTTTAAAACGGAATACTGGAAAATGGGAGTCCATCACTCTTCAACAACTACAGGTAATGTTTCTACACCTGGAGGTGAATGGAAAGTATCATATCGAAAAAGTAATTATGTAGGATTTTACTCATCAGCAGATAATTATGATATTATTAGTAAGAAAAACACTGATAAGAATTATGTTGTATTTGACTTTACATTATTCAGACAAGACAGCTCAGATGTTGATATACCTGCTCCTTTTGATGGTACAGTAATATCTCAAGGTAAAGATAGTAAAGGTAACACATATATGGCTTTATTAGGTAATGATGGAGTTAAAACCGCTTTAATCCTCCATATGAGAGCAGTTTATAAAAAGAAAGGTGATACTTTTGTAAAAGGAGAAAAAATAGCTATTCAAGCTAGTGTAGGTCCAACTTCATCAGGTGTACATACCCACGTTGAACTTATGTCTGTAGAAGATTTTATTGATTGGTGGAATGAAATAATAAGCTTACCAGATAGCTATACTGGTCTTTCAACAAATGAACCTATAAATGTAGCTTAATTATGACTTATATACCTAAAAATAAAATTCAAACTAATTTATACACCTCAGGGAAGCAATTCACTTATGTTGAAAATATGCCTACTTGGCAGAATAAACCTTTTTATATTGGATATTATCATAAATTATATAATGGTAAATTTTATAGTGGAAAGACTCCTAATGATATTAATATTAAAGAATTAATTCAAATAAATGAAGATCCATCTGGGGAAGATTTTAATTATGAAAAACCTCAAACTCCTTCAACCCCATATGCTCCACTCATTCCAACTCCTCAAGATTATCAAAATGGAGAATTTATAAGATATTTTGTTTGTCGACTTAATCAACCTCTTTTTATTGAAATAAATAAAGACACTTTTGATAAATACAAACAAAAAAATCCCGCGGTGTCTTGGAAATTATATAAACCGTTTTCTTTATTTTGGGTGTTAACAGGTGATATAAACCAAGTAGCTCAAACAAATAAAAAAGTAACTGAATTTACAGAAACAAAAGAAAATGTTTTAGGTCTAAGTATATACTTAAAAGAAGATTGGACCCAGTATTATAAAACTAATCCTTAACTTGGCTTAAGGTAAATTTCTTGTTATATTATGGTAAATAAAGGTTATGTATTATCTAATAGAAAGTCAACATCAATTCGAGGAGTTTGCTCAACAGCAAACTAACAGATGTTTTGTTGAACTTATTTTAAACCATGATCTAGTACATCCTATTTTAAATAATGTTTCATTAGTTTATATTAGACCTGAAAATAATAAAAAAGGATATGTTATTCCTATTTCACATAATGAAGCATTTTCTATTTCCTTCCAGCAAATAAAAAAGTTTATAGCTAGTTATAAAGAAGTATTTGTTAGAGATAAGAAAACAAGTATGTATTTTTTAAATAAAAAGAATTTAATACATGCTCCTATCAATACAGAGAATTTATCATTTCCTATCTATGATTATTATCATAGACAGTATCCAAACCGAAATGATATAAACAAATTTATTCCTATAGCTAAACACTATGAGCGTTGTGAAGAATATTTTAAATATGTAAACTTCACTCCACAATCTGAATTTTACAATAAAGCAATAGAGTGTTTCTACACCATAGAGTCAAGTGGTATTAGTGTGGATACAGCGCTTATAGACGATTATTTTACACCCAACAATACCCTCCATTCAATAAAAAACAATATAGTATACTCGCAGTACAATGTAGACACTACAACTAAAAGACCATCAAATAGTTTCAATGGTATTAATTTTGCTGCTTTGCCTAAAGATGGTTCTAGAAAAGCATTTGTGTCTACAAATGGTAAACTAGTAGATATTGATATTGATTCTTATCACCCAACTCTAATTGCTAAACAAATAGGATATGATTTTGGAGATGAGTCAATACATGATCATATGGCTCAAATGTATGGGGTTGATTATAAAACAAGTAAAGAACTTACTTTTAAACAACTATATGGAGGTATATTTGATGATTATAAACATTTAGAATTTTTCTCTAAAACT